CCCACCCCAATTTAAAACGCAGACCCCCCCCACCCCCGAAAAAAAATTTTATCAAAAAAAAACCACCCAAGTGGGCTAAGGAGCTTTGCGCTCCAACAGGGAGAAACAAATGCCAATTGCGCATTTGCCATTTATGAGTGTACACTATCATTTCGAAGCGGCACAAACTGTCGTTTACGCGGAGGGTCATGTTTGATAATCTTGTAAATTTCACGCCTAACCCGGCAGGGGTAGGGGATTTCATTCCCTTTGAAAAAGCCGCGCCCGTAGATATCCTAGACGCTCAGGTCGCAACGGATCGGTGGCTGAAAGATTTAGGCGTTCCCTCCGACACCGACCTCGACACCAAAAGCCAGCAGAACGCGGCTCGGGAAGCTTTTACCTCCCTGAATTTTGATGTCGACAACGCCAAGCAACGAACGGCACTGGCAGTTATCAAGACGCCTGCTGCAGTGCAGCATTTGTCGGGGATGTTGACCGCATATGATTGGGAGTTCATTCATCAGGCCAAGGAACTCCGCGGCTATACCGTTTCCAAGATACTAGAGGAAACCAAACACCCCGACGCCCGCATCCGGCTCAAGGCGCTGCAGATGCTTGGGAATGTTACGGAAGTGGCACTTTTCACCGAGCGCGTCGAGGTTATTAAAAAAGACGCCAGCGAGGAAGAGATCGAGAAGCGCCTGCGAGACAGGCTCGCCAAGTTCCTGACACCAATAGACGGGGCAACGGTCACAGACGTAACGCCAGTATCCGAATCCGCGCCTCCTGTTGCCCCCGCCATGACGTTGGACGAAGAGATTGGTGAAGTAGCCGAGCGCAGGAATGCTTGACGAACTGACGCCAGACGCTGTTACCCGCTTGCTTGCGGACTTGCCGAATATGCCGGCAACAGAGAAACTCGCCCTCTTGGATGAGTTAGAGACGCTAGATACTAAGAAGGGTCTGCAGGCGTGCCGGGATGATTTCCTGAAGTTCTGCGCTTATATGTACCCGGATTGGAAAGAAGGCCCGCACCATCGGTATATGAAAGGCCCGCTGCACAACGTCAAGAATGGCGACGAGTTGCGCCTGACGGTCAGTATGCCCCCACGTTTTGGGAAGTCAGAGACTATTGCCTACCTGTTTATTGCGTGGTATCTGGGGCACCACCCGCACCATCACATCATGATGGCAACGCACACATCCACGCTGTCCGCAGACTTTGGCCGTAAAGTACGCAATCTGATCGATACGGACAAGTACCGCGGGATCTTCCCCCACACCATCGTCTCAAAGGACAAGTCTGCGTCAGACAACTGGGCGACGACCTCCGGGGGTAAATACCTAGCCATTGGTATCGGGGCAAACGTGGCCGGCCACGGCGCTCACTTACTGATTGCTGACGACTTGGTGTCCGAGCAGGCGGTGCTGGCGAACCCGGATGCAGCCTTTGATACGGCGTGGACGTACATGCAGGTGGGCCCCATGCAGCGCTTGATGCCCGGTGGTCGGATCGTGATGATTGGTACGCGCTGGGGCAAGAAGGATCCCATTGGGCGGGCGCTGGCGTGGGCGGAGCACAACCCCACAGCGCTGCCGTGGCACGAGATAAGGTTCCCGGCCATACTGCCGTCAGGCAAGAGCCTGTGGCCCGGGCAGTGGCCTGTGGAGCAGCTTCTGGCTAAGAAGGCCGGCATGCAGCCCCAGTACTGGACGGCGCAGTACATGCAGGAGCCCACCAGCGAGGAGGGGGCGCTGTTGAAACGAGACTGGTGGAAGCTTTGGGAGAAAGAAGACCCGCCGGATATGGAGTTCGTCATTCAGGTCTGGGACACCGCGCACGAGACCAAGAACAATAACGACTACAGCGCCTGCACAACGTGGGGCGTCTGGTACAACGAAGAAAGCCACCGGCACGAGTTAATGCTGCTCAATGCCATCAAAGCCCGCTGGGAGTTCCCGCAGCTTAAAGAGATAGTATTAGAGCAGTACAAGGAGTGGGAGCCGGAGTGTTTGCTCGTTGAGAAGAAAGCTGCCGGTGCTCCGCTCATCCAAGAACTGCGGCAGATGGACATTGTTGTTGAGGAATATAGCCCGTCGAGGGGGGCCGCGGGGGTATCAAACGATAAACGGTCTCGGGTTAACTCAGTGTCCCCACTACTTTTTGATGGTATCGTATGGGCTCCAGACTTCCGTTGGGCGTATGAAGTCATCAACGAATGCGCGGAATTTCCCAATGGAGAGCACGACGACTACGTTGACTGCGTGACGATGGCCTTGAGCCGTTATAGGCGCGGCGGGTTTATTTCGTTGAAATCAGATCGACAAGACGAACCTAAAATATTTAGGCGCGGCAGACAGGCCGCATACTATTAAGAAAGAACCACTGACATGGCTACATCTAGTTTTGATAAGTCCCTCTATCAGGCCCCTATGGGGTTGGAAGACATGGGAGCCGCAGGCGATCAAGCAATTGAAATAGAGATTGTCGACCCCGAGTCGGTCAAGATTGGTATAGATGGCATGGAGATCGAGATTGATCCCGACGCGATGAGTGAGGAGGATTTTTCTGCCAATCTGGCCGAAGAGATGACCAGCAGCGCCATGCAGACTCTCGGGTCTGACCTGACTTCGGAGATTGACAACGACAAAGCCGGACGCAAGGACTGGGAGAAAGCCTACACCGAGGGCCTGAAATTGCTGGGCCTGCAGTATGAAGAGCGTACCGAGCCGTGGAACGGCGCTTGCGGCGTGTTCCACCCGATGATCACAGAGGCAGTTGTTCGCTTCCAGAGTGAGACCATCACCGAGACATTCCCTGCCGCCGGCCCGGTGAAGACCAAGATCATTGGTAAGGAGACCAAAGAGAAGAAGGAGTCCGCGGTCAGGGTTCAGGAAGACATGAACTGGCAGTTGACCGAGAAGATGGTGGAGTTCCGGGCCGAGCACGAACGGATGTTGTGGAGCCTGCCGGCTACAGGTTCGGCGTTTAAGAAGGTCTACTATGACCCCAGCCTTGGCCGGCAAGTCTCCATATTTATCCCCGCAGAAGACATCCTGCTGCCCTATGGGGCGTCCGACATCCAGTCTTGCTACCGCGTCACGCACGTGATGCACAAGACCAAGAACGAGATACTGAAGCTGCAGGCCGCTGGGTTTTACCGGGAATGCGACATTGGTGACCCAACCAAAGAAACTACCGACATTGAGAAGGCCAAGGACAAAGAGACTGGGTTCAGTGATTTAAACGATGACCGCTTCACCTTGTACGAAATCCACGCAGATCTGGATCTGAAGGGTTTTGAGGATGTTGACAAGGACGGCGAAGAGACCGGGATCATGCTGCCGTATGTAGTTACCCTAATTAAGGGTACTGGAGAAGTTTTGGCGATTCGCCGCAACTGGGAAGAAGATGACGAGCTTAGACTTAAACGACAGCATTTCGTTCACTACCAATACATACCGGGTTTCGGAGCGTATGGTTTCGGACTGTTCCACCTCATCGGGGGGTTCGCGAAGTCGGCTACCAGCATTATGCGACAGCTTGTGGACGCGGGAACACTTTCCAACCTCCCCGGCGGTCTTAAAACCCGAGGGCTACGCATCAAGGGAGATGACACACCCATTGCCCCCGGTGAGTGGCGGGATGTAGATATTGGCTCTGGGGTAATGCGGGACAACATCCTGCCCCTGCCCTATAAGGAGCCCAGCCAAGTTCTCTACACGCTGCTGGGGAACATTGTTGAAGAGGGCCGTAGGTTTGCCGCTACCGCAGACTTGAAGATCAGTGACATGTCGGGGCAGTCGCCTGTAGGCACAACGCTGGCTTTGCTGGAGCGTCAACTCAAGGTAATGACCGCGGTGCAGGCGCGTGTGCACGCGGCGTTTAAGCAAGAACTCAAGCTGCTGGCGCGGATCATCGCGGACTACACGGACCCTGACTACACGTATGAGCCAGAGGTTGGCGACAGGAAGGCCAAGAAGGAAGACTACGACGATGTGGATGTGATCCCCGTCAGCGACCCCAATGCAGCCACCATGAGCCAGCGGGTTGTGCAGTACCAAGCTGTGATCCAGATGGCGCAGATGGCCCCGGACATTTACGACTTGCCGCAGTTGCACCGCAACATGCTGGAGGTTTTGGGGATCAAGAACGCAGATAAGCTAGTCCCCCTGCCAGACGACCAGAAACCGATGGACCCGGTGACAGAGAACATGATGATCATTAAGGGAGAGCCGGTCAAGGCGTTCTCATATCAGGATCAGAAGTCTCATATTGGCGTCCATATGGCAATGATGCAAGACCCATCAGTGACGCAACTGATTGGGCAGAACCCCAAGGCACCGCTTATTCAAGCCGCCATGATGGCGCATATTGCAGAGCACGTGGGCTTCCAGTACCGGCAGCAGATTGAGCAGCAGCTAGGGATGCCCCTGCCGCCGCAAGACGAGAAGCTGCCACCGGAAGTTGAAACGGCGTTGTCGGGAATGATGGCGCAAGCTGCGCAGCAGGTTCTGCAGCAGAACCAAGCCCAAGCAGCCCAGCAGCAGGCGCAGCAGAACCAGCAAGACCCGTTGATTCAGATGCAGCAAATGGAGCTTCAGATCAAACAGCAGGAGTTGCAACTTAAAGCCCAAGACTCCCAGATGAAGAACCAGATTGCCATGCAGCAGTTGCAGTCCAAGAACCAGCAGATGGCTCAGCAGGCTGCTATGCAGGAGAAGAAACTGCTGGTCGACGCCACCACACAGTCGGACAAACTAAAACTGGAGCAGCAGAAAGCACAGTTGCAGAGCCAGCTTGCCGGCCTGAAAGTCGGCGCACAGATACAGGATAGCAAAGCCAAGTTGGCCGCTCAACAGCAAGAAGCGGGGGTCAAGATGGGTATTGATATTGCCAAGAGCAAGGCACAAGCCATGCAACAACCGAAAGCTCCAAAATGATCCAAGATTTTGTGCGGGTACTGCGCGAAAAGATTCGTACCGACATGAACAACTACGCCGATGACTTGGCGGGGGGTGCCTGTCGCAATTTTGAAGAGTATCAAAAACTCTGCGGGACTATTCAGGGTCTAGCACTCGCAGAGCGTTACTTAATTGACCTTGCTGAGAAAGTAGAAAGAGCCGATGACTAATCTGATTCTTCCACCCGGCATTAGTTTGCCAAAAACTATCCAACCTAGGGAAAACCCTAGTGAGGATGCGTCCCAAGAAGAGAAAGCCACACAGTTGCCTGACCCCACGGGTTGGAAATTGCTGTGCGTTGTGCCAGATGTAGAGAAAACTTTTGAGAATTCCAGCATTGTCAAAGCGGATCCCTACATGCGGCAGGAAGAACACGCCACTACCGTCCTGTTTGTTGTAAAAGTTGGCCCCGATGCGTACAAAGATCAGGCTAAGTTTCCCGGTGGTGCGTGGTGTAAGGCTGGTGATTTTGTTTTGGTGCGTACCTATTCAGGTACACGCTTCAAAATCTACGGCAAAGAGTTCCGTCTGCTTAATGATGACCAAGTAGACGCGGTTGTGCAAGATCCACGAGGCTTAACTCGTGCGTAAGGAGTAATAAATGGCTGACAAATTTGAATTTCCCGATGAAATTGAAGCAAAAGCGGGTGCAAAAGAGGAGGAGGTCGAAATTGAGATTGTCGATGACACCCCCGTCCCAGATAGGGGCCGATTAGCCCTTGATCGCCCGGTTGAAGACCCGACAGACGAGGAAATCAACTCGTACTCGGACAAAGTAAAGGGTCGGATCAAGGAATTGACCCATGCCCGACACGATGAACGGCGTGCGAAAGAGTCTACAATCCGCGAAAAGCAGGAGCTTGAGAATTTGGCCCAGCAATTGCTGGATGAGAATCGGCAACTGAAGGACTATGCCAATACTGGAGCTAGGCAGTATGCAGAAACCGTAAAGCACGCGGTCAGTAGTGACCTCGAGACCGCACGGCGTAACTTTAAAGCGGCACAGGAGGCTTTTGATACTGATGCTATCATTGCGGCAAACGAAGCCTTGACAGATGCTAAGCTGAGAATGATTTCAGCGGAAAATTTCAAGCCAGCCCCTTTACAAACGGCTTCGGATAATGTACAAATACGGAAATCGGAACCTGTAGCGGTAGAACCTGATGACAAAACCTTGCGCTGGCAAGCAAAAAACCAGTGGTTTGGCGCTCCGGGGAACGAAGAACTAACCAGCTTTTCACTAGGGCTGCATCAAAAACTAGTGAATTCGGGGGTAGACCCCCGCTCGGATGAGTACTTTGAACGTATTGATGCCCGGATGCGGAGCACCTTCCCAGAAGCATTTGGGGGGCGCGAAGCACGAAGCACTCGACCTTCATCTGTTGTGGCCTCTGCGACTCGTTCATCAGGGCCAAAGAAAGTCCAGCTTACGTTGACGCAAATGTCGTTGGCTAAGAAGTTTGGATTAACACCGCAACAATATGCTTTTCAAGTAGCTAAACTGGAGAATCAAAATGGCTGAAGTACAGACCCGGACAAATCGTGAAACAAATTCACGCGAGAAATCTGCTCGATATGTGTATACACCCTCGAGCACACTGCCAGACCCAACCCCTGAGCCGGGATATACGTTTCGCTGGATCGCAACGCATATTCTGGGACAGTCCGACCCAACCAACGTGTCACGAAAAATGCGCGATGGCTATGAGCCGGTGAAGGCGGTAGATCACCCGGAGATGATGGTTGCTGGTAATGAAAAGACAGGTAATATCGAGATTGGGGGACTCATGCTCTGCAAGATCCCTACCGAACGCGCTGTTGCTATGTCGGATTATTACAACGGTCAAGCCCAGAACCAGATGGATTCGGTTGACAACAACTTTATGCGACAAAATGACCCGCGCATGCCGCTATTTGCAGACCGCAAGTCTACAGTAACGCGTGGCGGATTCGGAAAAGGTAGTTAATTTTTTTAGGAGTCTTAAATGGCTTATCCTGTAGTATCAGCGCCTTATGGGCTGTTGCCGCAGAACCTAATTGGAGGTCAAGTATTTGCTGGTTCTACCCGCATGTACAACATCCAGTACGGTTACGCGACTAACATCTTCTATGGTGACTTTGTTGTTCTGTCCCGTGGCTTTGCCACACGCGCCACAGTTGCTGCCGGTACTGGTTTGAACCAGACGGTCGGTATCTTCTTGGGCTGCACTTACACCAACCCCACGACTAAGCAAAAGTTGTTCTCTCAATATTGGCCCGCAAGCACCGCTGCCGGTGACTGCCAAGCCTATATTTTGGACGACCCTGATGCTGTGTTCAAGGCTGTTGTTTGCAATACCGGCACTACTGTTGCTTCTGGCGCTTTGGCGATGATTGGCACTAACCTGTCAGCTATCAACAATACCGGCAGTACTAATACCGGCAACTCTGCTAACGCAGTTCTGGCTCCTACGGACACTCCAGTTACTACCACTCTGCCCTTGCGTATGATTGGTGTTGTAGCTGAGACCGCGGTTGCTTTGGGTACAGCTACTTTCAGTGCGGGTACTACTACCTTGACCGTAAGTGCTCTGCCGTTTGCATTGCCAATTGGCACGGACGTTTCTGTGTTGACCACTAGTGGTCAAGTTGCACAGACGGGTTCTTTCGTAAAAACTGCCGCCGCTGCGGGTGCAACTTCTGTTGTGCTTGACCAAGCTGCTACCTTTACGCTGAACTCCGGTGTTTACACATCGACTGTGGTTTTCACTCAGTATCCTGAAATCTTGGTCAAAATGAACCAAGGTCTGCATGGCTACTACTCTGCCACTGGCGCTTAAGGAGCTAAATCATGGCAATTTCACGCGCACAACTACTTAAAGAGTTGCTCCCCGGTCTGAACGCCCTGTTTGGTCTGGAGTACACCCGCTACGGCGAAGAGCACAAGGAGCTCTACGAAACCGAGAAATCG